CCAGTGTCTAAATAACCAAGAGCTAAGCCTAATTCTCTTTGCTTATTACCTTCTGCTGCTAAATCAATAATCTTCCTTAGTGTTTGTTTATTTTTAGCAACTACTATTACCGCTTGTGATGGGTCGGATGGAAATACTGCATAACCATAAGGCAAATTATTATCTTTAGCGAATTTAATTATCTCCATATCTGGCAAATTATCATTTAAATAAGCAGGTTTATCTTTAAGGACTTGACCCATTTCCCAACGGTCTGCTTCTTTTATTACAGACAAATCAAATTTTTTTGTTTTACCCATATGTTCTAATTGTTTTCGATATGGGTTTCTTGCAATATATTGATTTGTAGTGCCCCACTCTGGCACATGTCCAATGGCGATGGGTTCTTTAGCAACGCCTTTAATGGTTCCCCCAGTTGATGGGGCATTAGGAATAGCAGCACCAACCCCCATCCGGGCAAAGGCTTTTGATATAGCAGTTGCTGCATCTTCTGTCGCTTTAAGCACGGGTTTTTTGCCTGCTTGCATGGCAGCATTAAGGAAAGGCGCTCGCGGTTGGGTTAATTGCCCAGCAACGCCTTTACCTACCTGCTTCATTATACTTCCACCTAGAGCAGCACGACCAACGGCTTTAATTCCAGCGCCAACCAACTGCTCTCCCATAGGTATGGGCAGAACCGTAGAGCCAATGTCTATCAACTTCTGTTCAGGAGAAATCGGGCTAAACTCGTATGATTCCCTGCCCGTATAATAGGGCACTCTGGTTCGTGTTTCGTTCCCGGTTGCCCTAATGGACGGTTGAATTTTTTGTTCAGCTTTATCCAGCATGGATTTTGCCCACGCTTTTGGGTCTACCTGCCCGGTCTCTTCAGCATAAATTTCCATGCGCCTAGTATCTTCGGCGTACTGTTGTTCTTCGGGTGTCTTCCAGTAAAACGGGCTAACCGGAAGAGAACGGAAAAGTCTCTCATACCAAGGAAGACTTAATCTGCCAGCGAGGTCTTCCTGGTTACGCTTTGCTTCGTCCTCAGATTCCACTTTCTTTTTACGTTTAAGTAAATCCTCATACCAATCGGGCATTAGTAACTCCTGATACTGGGTGCTAATGTTCTTTGCGTGGTTCCGCCGGGTCTGCGAGACCTAGGGGCAGACCAAAACTCAGTGTACCAGTCTTGACTATTTGCATAATCTTTCCAGGGGTCATAGGTTTTAGCTTTTGCTTCTTTTTTACGAGCCTCTTCAGCAGCAGGTTCGTAGATATTTCTTAAATATTCATTATACCGCATGTTCCCAGCGATTTGCCAGGCAGGAATAGCCTGGGCACCACTTTGTAGCCCAGCCTGTTGAGTGGCAGTTAAAGAGCCCCAAGCAGTTCCGGGCGTGATACCAAGGATAGTAGCAAGTGGGCTGCCGCCACCTCCACCATACGCTCGATTAGGAGCACTCGCCTCTTCCAAAAACATATTATACATATTTTTGGTTCGCTCAATTTCATTGAGTTTAACAGCATTGAGTTCTTTCCACCAATTCTCAATCGCTTTATTACCACCACCTGCGATGAACTTATCCCACTTCTCCGATTCTACGCTCTTCGCGTACTCTTTCATCGCCGGGTTTATAACGTCTCCCAGACTCTCTGAGTATGCGGCTGATGCTTCCTCGGAACTTGGGTAAGGCAGTAGTTCTTCTTCGAGTTCTGCTAGTTTAGTTTCCCCAGCTTTTTGAAACTTTGCTATTTCCTCGTCGTTATCCGGGTTGGCGGCTGATTGCAAAGATTCAGCTTTGCGGGATTCCTGCATCAACTTAAGTTCTTTATAGTAAGCCTCGTTAAGTTGCTTGCCCTCTGCAATATTGGTATCGTAGGCAATCTTGGTTAGTTTCTGTTCCGCTTCGGCACGAGTAATGATGCCCTTCCGTACTTGCCGTGCAAGATAGTCGGCTAATGTCTCTCCTCCAGCGACTGCCGCTGCTTGATATTCGCGGTCGTCATTAACATTAGAGCCACGCCATCGGTCATAGTCATAGTAAAGGCTGGTATCAAATATTTGCTTTGGTTGAATGGCTTTGTCGTTAGCCATTTCAGCAATGACGGCATCGTAATCAGGAACCGCGCTTTTCTTGTCTGCTCCTGGTTTAAGGGGAATAGACCTCCCCGTTCTGGCACGATAGTATGCTTCCATTTCTTCAGGTGTATCGGGAATATCTGGGTAAAGTTCATTATAGGCATTGGTGTATAGTTGATTCGCCTCCGCCGGAGTTAAAAGACCTTGTCTAACCTGGTCTTGAAGATACTTTCTTGCTTCTTCTAAAAACCAATCGTTTAGAGCATTTGTGCCATCTGCCATTTATACCTCCCCTACTTCGGGTGGGGCAACTGCATTAACGGTTGCCGGAGGGGTTCCGCCTGCTGCTTCCGGGGGCAGAGTTCTAGAACTGAATCCCGCCGGAGTTCCTGATTTCTTTCCTTGGGTAGCTGCTTGCTGAGACATGACCTGTCTTAGAGCCGCCAGCACATTTGTTGCTTTCGGGTAATTTTCTTCTGCAACGTACTGCATATAAGCGTCATACATCCGGTTAATAATCTGCTTATCTGCCCACTCGCGGTCGATGATAGCATCTTCTAGGTCATTATCCTGTATGCCCAAAAGTTCGGAGCGAATCGTCTGGTCGGACAGTAAAGGAATTTCACCTTCGCGGGCATATCTAGCCATTTCATAATGAGAAGGTTCATCTTTTGGTAGGGACATTTCGAGTCTAACTTCGGGGTGCCAGGTTCCTATTAGTTCAACTGGTTTTATCCCAACGGGTTTCTTATATCCAAAAGCTTGATTGCGGCTGTTGCGACCGCGTACTTCCACGGCGGGCAGGGAGGACTTGGAAAACTGTTTAACGAGTTCCAAAGAGTCCACAAGATATGACTGTTCTACCGCTTGTACAAAGGGTAGAATGACGGTAGCCATTGCTTCATTAAGCTGATTGATAGCATAACCGGACAGCCGGGTTGACACATCGCCATAGGTCGTGTGCGACCAAGCGCCACGTTGAACTTCCCCAACGGCAATGTTGACCAAATTCATAGCATCGGCGGGCATTGTTTGGGTGAGTAAGGGTGCTATAACCTCGCCGGTCTTTAACGGAACAGAGGCAGCTTTTTCAACCTGCCATATATCTTCATTGATTGTCTTAGAGCCGTCGGCAGACCAGTAACCAACCGGAACCTTTACACCGCGGCGGACAATCGTCAATAGGTCGGATAAGGTCTTGTTAAGAATCGGGAATAAGTTTCGGTCGGAAGCCAGGATTGATTCCCCAGCAATCGAGTCGGTATACTGCCAATTTTGCTGGTATACAACCGGAGTTGGGTTCACACGAAATATAAATACTGGGCAATAACTCAGCTTATGCACGTTGCGATAAACTTCTTGCCCATCAATTATAATGATGTTCTTTTCTCTGTCCCAATAATCGATACGAGTAACAGTCTCGGCACCGGAAACATTCTTAAATTTGTCGGGGTAGTCTAGTGCAGCCTGTTGGGGCTTCACTTTATAGACGTAAGCCGCCCAGTCCATACCCTTACAGTCGGAACCATAGGCGACGTTATAAATATCCCAAACCTTTATTTCCAGTTTGGTCTTTCCGTCTTCACCTTTATGGACATAAATTCTCTCTGCCCAAGAGCCGCGGATAATGGAATACCAGGCTTTAAGTTCCCGGAGTGTCTTTTCATCGGGCGCATAGAAAGAACGTTCGTCATTGGAGTTTAAACCACCATAGATGAATCGCTCTACATTAGATGAAATCCGGCGTTCTTCGTCGGTTAAAAGTTCTTCGGGAATACGTATAAGTAATTTTGCTCCCATCAGAATCGAAATGCCTTTATCGGCAATGACCCTGGGAGAGTTCGAGGTATAAGAATAATATCCGGCTCCAGCATTATATGGCTTGAGTCGGTAAAGGTCAAAATCTCCTTCCCATCGAGAACGAAGGTTCAGATAATTGGTGCTTCTCTGGAAGGTACTTACAGCATCGACGACTTCTTGGGCTTTTTCGAATCCCATAATTTATCCTTCTGCTACAGCAATAGATTCGGCGGGAAGTTCATAATCTATAGTCGTATCCTTGGGCATACCTTTGCGAACCATTTGTTCCTTTGCCCGGAACTGAATCTTTACGCGCGGGTGGAGGTCACCAATAAAAATGAAGTCCTCTGCTTGACCCACAAAACAAAAAACTTCGCCATTATGCGTTAGTTTTATGGGCATGAGTTTTTTCAGTTCCTCGTTGGTCTTGCGTTTAAAATCCGACATGGTGAGTATGTTCATAAGGTCTCCTTAAAAGAACTTTATCTTTGCGGTCTGCATTGGCTTCGAGTATCCAAACGAGTTCACTAAACCATAAGTTAATGCTTTGACGGCGTGATTGTTTTTGTCATCCGGCACATCGCCTACCACATTGCCCTCCCGGTCTTTGCGCCAGGAATATACCGCAGTCTGATTCGTGATAGGGTTGGGGCAGCCCCCAAATTCGGAAATCAACCCCCGGCACTTGGTGTTAATGTGTAGACGGGCGGCTTGGGTCTTTGGGTTTACCGTCAAGAAGGTCTTGACTCTTTCGATGCCATCCCGGATTTCGATATACCGACTATCCAGATGGATTCTGCCCTCATTGAGCCACACCTCGGTTGGGGCAGCCATAGCCTGGTGCTGCTTTGCGGCAACGTCGATAGCTCCGCCGACTACTTTGCTCCACCAGGGTTTGCTCTGGGCAATCTTGATAATGTCCGAGGTAATAAAATCGCGCTCGAAGATTTCATCGACGACAAAAACATCGTCTCCACGCATTTGCGCTACTTCGACGGCATAGGCAGAGGCATAACCGGGGTCAACCCAAATTAGCGTCGGGAGTTTAGGGTCGAACTCGTATTCCCCGCCAGTCCCGGTATGGATTGCCATAGAGAACTCTTCAAATACTCTGCCCTTCGGGGGGCACGGGACTCCGCCATAACGCTCGGAGAACCACTCCTTAGATGAAAGTGATTCCAGCTTTAAAATTTCCGGGTCTTGCCTCCCGCCGGGAAATATCCGGGTGTTGCTCCAGGTGGGCAAACTAACGGAGATAAGGTCATCCACGGAGCGGCAGTTCTGCCCGCGGGTGTACATTTCGGGATACCAGCCGAGACTAGACTCGAAGGTGCCCGACATTAGCATCCACCCACGCTTCTCAGCGATTCTGCCCCGGATACGAAGGTAGGTTTCGTAGTCAACTTGGCTGGACTCACAGATAACTACGCCGTCCGGCGCTTCCATCGCGAGTTTTCGGGGGTCTTGCGCCGATTTCGTGACTATCTTAAAGCCACCAGCGATGTTTATCTCACCTGGGTCAACGCGCTTACTTGCGTCGAAATCCCAACCCATCTTTGATAGGAACTCCTGGATATAAACAAACTCGGCTTGTGTCCTGCCATAATCAGCAGCCACGAGCCAATATAACTTTCCATAGGGCAGACGAGTAGCAAGGAAAGTCCCAGACACAAAACTTTTGCCTGCCCGCTCACCGCCTGCTACCAGTATCTCCCGATTGGGCAGGTATACAACGTCTTGCTGCAACGGAGATAAAGAGACATTGATGGTCTTGAGGATATAATCGATTTGCTCTTTATTGGGCAACAGGTTCCGCCTTCTTGATGCTGAGGTCTTTGAGGTCTTTGAGCATTTGCTCGACCTTCTCGGTGCTTAGGTCTACCTTGAAGTTTTCGCGATACTGGGGACGTATGCCCTTAAGCATCATCATCTTGGGAATATCATTCTTTCCATTTAAGAATCCGGTTTCTATGTTATCTGCTGTTACTTCATACACGGCGTCGAGCAACTGCCCGAAATCCTTGTCGGTCTTGCACCATCTATGAACTTTGGTGGCAGGTATATGCAGTCTGTTGCAGGCTTCGGTTACATTCCGGGCAAGACCATCGGACAGAAGCCTGAGAATTTCAACCTTCGCGTCCAGAATTTGTGCTTCCGTCATTTTGGGCATGAGGTTAGCAATTTTGCCGCCCTGCAATACTTTTGCGTATCCGGGTTTATTGGGCGTGCCCTTCTTGCGCCCAGCCATCTTGAGGCGCTTCATGGGAGTCGCGGGGGTTATAGGTTGTTCTTCTACCTTGGTTTCCGATTCGTCCAAATTATAATCCCCCTCTACTGTAAAGTTCGTTGTAGGGCACGGTTCGCGTATGACCGCCTGGGTAACTGACGATAGGGTCTTCCTTGCCTGGGTCGCGCATCCAATGGAAAAAACCCCGGACGGTAAACCCGCCAAATTTTTGCCGCATTATGCTGGCACACTTGGGGCAGCCCACTGGTTCATGCGTGGTAGGCAGCAAAACGTCATGTCGTTCCTCCCCGCAATCATTACAAACAAAATCAAAAATCGGCATTTACGAAATCTTTATTCCTAACTTTTGATTAGGGAAAAATTGTTCTATTATTCCCCTCTACTTTAATTATACCATAGCCCAAGCCTGGTCTGTCAAGAGCATTTTGCCCGTTTTTCAATAAATATTTTTGGAAAAGCTGGAAAATGTTGACAATCGGGGGGTTTTCGTTGACAATCCCTGGAAAAACCGGGCGGTTGGGTCTGCCCGGAACCCGCTGAGAAGCCGCATGGCGCAAAAATCGGGGGTTCCGAGCGATTTTGTGTGGAAATGGATGGGTCAGGCACGAAAAATTGGGTTTAGCTTTAGGATGGCGGGGGTCTGGGCGGGCATCAGTCGTGGGGGACGCGCTGTAGTCGAAATCTGGAGGTTTAGGGCAATGGATTTTGGGGTTTGGTGTTAGCGGTTAGGGAAAGTTAGCTCTACTCTATAGGTATATATACTATATACCTATAGAGGGAACAAACTCTCCCCCAATCTACCGTGAAGCTAAAATTTAAAAAGTTTGTTTGCTCCCTGGTTTAGCCTCAAAAGTGCCCTTTGGCCCTCCCCTTTGTTCCGTTGACATAATATTAGAAGGGCGGAAGGTTTTGTTGGTTAGGGGCAGCGGTTTGGGGGCAGGGGTTGAAGCTGGAGCCGGGGCAGATTTTTGAGAGAGCGGGGGACGTAGAAAAAACGAGAACGGGAGACCTAGGGAGAGATAGCGAAAAATTGACCTGGAGACCAGTTGACATAACGGAGAAAATTGACCCGATTCAAAATTAGCTTCCGCGCAGTCTCAAAGTCTTTTTGGGAAATTGTGCTGTCGGGGGTGTATTTCCCCTACGGACAATTCCACTGGGCATCGTGGGGGCGGGTGCGCTCGCCAGCCTCGCCTGATTCCTTATATACGCTCGTTTGGGCGCTTGCTTACAGATGGACTTTTGCCCACCCCGCTGTCTATAAGCCCGATGGGGGTCACGGGGGGCAGAGCAGATTTTAGCTTTGAGCAGGCTCGTTTTTTGCTTTCCCCGCTTGTCTAGACAATTGTCTCTTCACTCCATCCGAAGCTAACCAAAGCTAAACCGCCCATTTTTGAGCCTATGCCCAAAACTGCGATTGAGCGACCCGCCAGGCTCAAACAATCCCCGCCAGCGTCCACCAACCCCTACCAATCCTCGCCAGCCGCCTTGCAAGGCTAGCTCAACCCATGTTATGATTCTGGGTGAAGCTAAACAGCTTCAAGTGTACCTTAACAAACGAATAAGCGAACGTGATTGATTCCTAGGGCAATCTAAACTTGAATTTAAGCCCAGGAGACACCAATGGCAATGAATAGTGGTACAGTTAAATGCACATGTGGGCACACTTTCACAGTAACTACTTTGTCTGTAACTCCTGTATGCCCAAAGTGCAAAAACGGCGAACGAGGCAAGGTTAACGGCAAGTTTACACTCGTTAACTAAGCCTAGGGGAATTAGATTCCCCTAAGAATCAAGCACAATAAATTGATTCTGATTAGCTACGATGATATAGCTAGGCAGTCTCAAGATTGAGGCGAGCATAACAGAATATAGCACGAGGTGAGTTTATGGTAACTTTCTCCCTAGCAGAACGTAAAGCTTAGGAGAATAAAATGACCACAAACAAAAAATCAGTAGCAGTCATAGTTACCATCGTATCCGGCGGCAAGGCTAGAAGCTATGAGTTTAAGCCTAACCGTGAGGAACCCGCAACAGCCAAATTTATGCGCTTTGGCTCGCCGGATAGCAAAACTCTTCTTACTAGCAGTCAAGGTGTCTACGTGGGACACGGGCTTATAGCCGATGTTGCCAAGAACGGCAAGGTTATGCCCAAAAGTACCACCAAGGCAGAGAAGTAATAGCCGTTACTGCTAGGGAGAGCGTTACCATAAACCACCAAGCCTAGTCTCTATGGGGGGGACTAAACTTGAATCTATGCCCTAAAGGGAGACCACAATGACGGCAAACGGAAAGCTATGGGACTTGATTCGCTTTCTAGAGAGGCGCTATGGTTATTCGCAGGCAGAAGCTATAGCCGTACTCCAAGCGGAACTACGAAGCATAAAGCAAGGCGCATCTAGTGCCACTAGCTAGACGCGGGGGATTAGTCCCCCCCATAGAGACTAGGCAAGGGAGAGTGAACTATGGATACATCTATGATGTGCCCATCACTCCCACGAGCGAAGCGGAACCGCTTTATAGTCCATGAGGGCTTGTTTGTCCTCGGATATATAGAGCAAGAGATTCTGCGGGAACACTGGACGACCGGCACGCCCAAACCGACTCGGCTTATAGTCGGCGAGGACTTCCCGACCGTTCTGCCTAACCGCTATCATCCGTTCGCAGACTGGAGAGCAACCGATGGGCGAGGCAGAAAGTCTGTCATGAAGGGCTGGCTCGGCGAGGCTGGTTTTGCCCTAGACCTTGGGCTTATAGCCGACTGCCGGAATA